TTGCGCTTCCAAGGCTGCACGGACATCCGCAGCGGAGTTGAAACCTTGCTGCTTGAACTCGTCAATGACATCACGCCAAACTCCAAGTTCGTCCGATAGTGGACCTACTTGCTTGGCGCGTTCATTGACTTCGCGAAAACGTTCGTATGGAACATTGCCGGGAGCTTGATCTTGCTCAATTCCAAGCAACGCATCCAAAAACGAATCGTCAGTGACATTCTCAACGACAGGTTCAGTGGCAGGTGTCGCCCAGTCTGCCTCTTGCTGATTCCCGGCGGCAGAATCAACAAAGTCGCTGAATGCCTCGCGCATTCCCATCCCGTCTGTCGCCTCGGCTGGTGAATCCGAGGTTAGCATCACCGTCTCGTCAGACATCAAACACTCCATAATCTACCACATTGTTATTTATTGGCATTATCAGGCCGTGGCTTTTCCTGATTTTGCTGTGGCATAAGTTGCGAAGCAATCAGTTGATGCTGCAACTCAGCCAACTTCTGTGCATAAATATCGTCTTGTTTGGCCCTGCTTTGAGCTTGAACCTTGCGGATATCCGCTTGGGACTTGGCATCCTGTTTAGCCATGTCAATCTCGGCACGCATTTGTTCCGCTTCAGGATCGAACTGTTGTTGCGGTTGACCCTGTGCATCGATTTGCTGCTGCTGCATTGCCATCTGCTGCTGTTGCATCTCCATCATCTGCTGCTGCTGCTCTTGCTGCTTCATTTGTTGGTTGGCAAGATGCTGGAGAATCTGGCTGGTCTCTGGTAGCTGGAGCATACGTACGACAAGCGCATTGGTCTCCGGATCCGCAGGATCCCCAAACAGGCCCATCTGGCGAAGCACGGAGATCTTCTGCAGCTTCTGGTCAGGACTGTCTTCCTGCGTGGACCCGGGAACGTAAACGACTCGGTACTGACCGCCATCACGGATGGAATCGAACGTGATGACGCCTTGCTGCGCAGCAGCCTGCGGATTCATCTGGTCGTCGACGCTGCCAATGAACGGAGCCACGGCAAATTGCTCTACAAGGGCAATCTCCCATTCCTTGATCTTGGCGATGGACTGCTCGATGTCTGCGCGAATATAGCTGTGCTGAGTGTTGTCGGCCCGTTGCAGCAACCGCACGGATTCGGCAGGCGTACCCGCCTGCGCCATTCCTTGAGAGACATCATGCAGACCAGCGATGTCTGCCATGTCCTTTTCAATTACCTGAAGAAAGGGAAACAGGTCTGCACTGATACCGGGAGAGCGACTAATCGCGGGAGGATGAGTTCCCACGTCGTAATAAACCTTGCGATACTGTCGGTTCTTGTCATTGATGTCATCTCCAGTAACGTTGAAGGCATCAGCGCCAACCCGCGACTTACGCTCGATAATCACATAGTCTTTCTGCTTCTCCATCTGTTCAACCGCACGACTATAAATGCGGTTGTAGGTCAACTGGAGCGGACACAGATCATAGCCAAGGGAATGGCCATAAGGCGTGCCGGATCGAGGTTGCCATCGAAGAGGAATGAACGGAAACTCGTCACGCTTGGAATAAGGCCAAACACCGGCATACAGAAGCGCGTCGTCCGTTGAGACGATGTACCGTCCCTTGGGATACTGCTCAGTAGGCTTTTCCCAGTACTCGTAAACGACTGCGGCCTTGCGGCGATGGTCAGCCGAATAGAGGCGTGCGGAGGTAGGCTGAGTCCATCCCATGCCACCGCCTGCGGTGCCATCCAGATACGCGTCCACATAGCCTGCAGACTGTCCAGTCTGGGCATTGGACTTGACCTTCTTGCCAGCCTCACCGTAGTTGTCCACAAACCACGACATGGGCTTGATGGACGCATGGATCAGCCAGCGCACCTGATGGTCCTGCTGCGCATGCGGATCTAGGTAAATGTTGAAGCACGGAACGATCTCTTCTTCGACATCGCCGATATTCAGCTTCTTGTAGCCAGTGACGTTGCCTTGAATATCGAAATAAGGCATCACCTGCTCAGCCTTGGCGTTCCACCAAACCTTGACGAACGAAGTGCCGGTAACGCATGCCCAGCGTACACGTTCCTTCGTCTGCGTCTCGCGGCCAAACTTCCGGGTAAAGTGACCTGCGATGAAATTGGCTTCGTCAGCAGCCATCAGATCCCTGTCGTTATCGGACAAAGGAACCGCCCGGGCATCAGGAGCAACCTGTGTAAGCTTGCCTACGACGCCGTCAATCAGCGGACGCATCTTGTTGACAGTGATGTACCGATTGTTCTCGTCCGGGTCTTGCAACGATGCAAGGTTACGCGCTTGGCTGTTGATCCTATACCACTGTCGACCCTCGAAGAATGCAAGCGCCTGCATCCATTCCAGTTCCATCTCATGTCGAGAGCGATACGCGATCTCGAACTGATCCTTCACGTACTTGCAGATGCGCTTGATCTCTTCCTCGTCGTCGTCGGGAGAGACCTTCCAGTCGGGCTTTTCATGGTCGATGCCAAGCTGGGTGTCGTCGTTGAGCAGGAGGCTTTCCGCATCAATGTCGCCAAGAGTCCCGCGAGCATCTGGAGACGCCATTGCCATCATCTGCGGTTGCGCACCGCCGCCCATCAATTGATTGATGATGTCCTGAATTGCCATCACAGATACCTATTCCCCTGCGGCTTTCGCATCCAATCCAACGGTTGACCAGTAATGAATTTCAATTGCCAGTATATACCGCAGCTAATTGCAATAACAGCAACAAGTAAGGCAATAATCACAGATAACAGAACAATTTGAACCATTAGATATAGTCCTCGCTACTGCGCTTGCTAGGAAGCCACGTTGGCTTGAAACTACCGCCTTCTTCAATCTCTTCGCATTTGACCGGAAACTCACGCCACATGACGCCGTATCGGCAACTATCAAGCGCGTGGTCCGATTTAGTTCCGTTATCCAAGTCTTCAGGATCTTTAGGGTCTGCCATTGCGGCTTCCAATTCACGAATAAGGTTTGGGCACCCATTACGCAAAATGCGGAATCGTGGGTATACGACGCCTTCGTGCATGCGCGTGCCGGCCAGCCATTCTTTCAAGCGACGCCACCCAGCTTTGCGATCCTTGACTGCACGCACGGCAGGCAAGCCTTTACGCCACCAAACTTCCACTGGATATTCACCAATACGTTGTGCAGGGTTTTCCGGCGGGAATGTGTTCCCCCAGTCAAAAGCGATTGCCTCGAGTTTAGTTCGCCACTCTCCACCGCGAACGTTTGGATCAACAGGCTCTGCAAATCCGTGAGACTCAAGCAGTTCCAATGCCGCTTCTGCCTGTTGACTGGAAACCATGCCGTTCTTGTAGATCTCGCTGATGACATATACGTTTTCACGCTCGTCGGAGGCATAGAGAAGGAACGAACACGGAGCATTAGTACCAAAGTCGTGCGATGCCCAAACACGCCACCAAGGCTTGATATCCACGGTCTCGACAACGTGCCACGGTTGCCCCTTCTCATCGGATTGACGAAATTCAGGGAAGAACCGGCCACCAACACCAACGTCGTGCTGGCACTCACGCAAGAACGACAGTAGACCGTAGTCGTCAATCTCGCGCTGGCACACCTCAATATTCTTATGAACCCACGTAGGAGTGCCGCCGGTTATCTTGTAACCCATGCGGCCATTCTCTTTTTCAACAGGTTCGTATCGAAGGTCTTGAACTGCAGGGACAATCGGAGATTGTACGCGGTTCTGAAGCATGTCCAACTCTCCGCTAAGAACCTGCGACATGACGCTATTTGCGTGAATACGGTTTTGCACAAAGACAATCGCACAGTCATTGGACTTTGCAGGAAGGATCGTCTGAGTAATGGTTGCAATCTTCTTGTCGACGCGATTGACGCTGTCGTCCAGTTCGTCTATGTCGTCCAGAATGATCATGTCAGGACGTAGGTGATCTAGCTTGACACCACGAGCGCCGGTGTCCAGTCCAAAGGCAAGAACGTTGAAGCCATTGGCTGTACGCAGTTTGGATGCATTCCACCCCTTGGAGAAGCCATAACGGTTCATGGCGCGTTCAATGCCGCAGCGCTCCATGGTGGTTGCGATATCAGTCACGTGACGGTCTGCTGCTTCCTGCGTACTGCATACGTACAAAAGGAAACGACGGCTACCTTTCACTGCAATACGAGCAGATATAAGTTCCATCGTGGTCGATTTTCCACCACCACGGAACCAACACTCGATCAATGCAGGGGGCGGTGTTCCAGCTACGATGTTTTCTGCCCACTCCCATGCACGTTTATGGTGCTCGCCAAGTTCACTGGAGGCAGCGTGGGGAGCGAATGTCCTAAGCCAAGTAATGTAGTCCAATTCGGCACCATTGATTTGGTATGCCTTGCCGCTGTTGTAGTCACCAGTTTCGATGACCTCCTTGAGACGGGCATCCATGGCCTCAAGCAAAGCGTGCGTAAGCGGTTTGTCTGGACGAGCAAATTGCTTGAACTTGCGTGGAGTATTCTTTTCAAGATCTCGCATGTTCATTGGACAACCTCCGCGTCAACCACGTCCTCATCTTCGGGAGATTTATACACCTTCAGCAACCGCTGAACCCCGGATCGAATCGCAATAAGTTCTTCCGCATTGCGGACGTTTTCCCGGACGATCTCAAGCACTTGCATGGCAAGACTGAACGCTTGATCAACCTCCAATGTATACGCCTTGGCATGCATCATTCGTTGCTCTGCCTCAACGATGCTGGTGCGTTTCTCGATCAGTTCCATGACATCACGTGCTGCAGAGTACTGATCCAGTGTTTCGTTCAGGACATCGCCGATGGACTCGAAAGCATCAATGAAATCAGGGCTTCCAAGCTTGCTGTGCGCCATCTGATAGGCGGCTTGGACCTTCTTGTACTGATCGTAACCAACGCCCTCGCCGACAGCCTCGGCCCGCTTGTCCATGATTGCCGTGATGAACGCGGCATCATCCTTGAGGCTGAACAGGTCAGGATCTTCACGGAGAGTCTCTATCTTCTCCAGTAGATCCTTGCCGACATTGTTGAACCGTTTGTAATTCTTGCTTGTGAGACCTGTCAGGAACGCAGGATGCGCTGGGCCCATAAGTGCTTTCCCGCCGTGGTTCGCGCAGTAATCCCTGTCTCGAATGGCTATTGCATTGCATGGGCGGCGCGTGCCGTCCTCCTGCATGACCATGCCTTTGCAGAGCTTTGTGCGTTTGTCTCCAGATACACGGAATCTAGTGTCGCCTACTAGAACTATTTCACTCATACAAGCAACATAGTATCGCTATTTATCGAATTGGAGGCCTTACCATATCCAAGTATGGCAAATTATATGGCTCATCTTTTTTCCTTCCGGGTCCGGGACTTGTTTTGAAACGATCACCCGGTCCCATTGGAAAACCAATCTCCGACCTTTGCCATCCAGTATTGATCTGATTTCGCAAAGTATCTGCTGGATTGAATTGATTCAAACTACGACGTATATGACGGATGTAACCAAGCGCTTCCTGTTGCGATGGTGCACGATTGTATTTTCGTCTGTAATCCGCACGCCATTGCGCGACTTTTGCAAACAGCTCGGAATTTTGTTTATTCACCTTTGATTCAAATTCGTCCCAATCCTTTTTTGCTAGGTTGTAACGAATACCGGAAAACTTGTCTGCATTCTCAATGTCCTCTATCCTTTTTGACTCAATAAAATCATACAACTCATGTTTGCCGCGAAACGGCGATTCAAATTGAACCGTGCCTTTGAATCCACGTTTCCTTGCATCTGCCAGAGCTTGTCTTTGTTCTTGTGGGGTAGAAAACAAATAAGCGTTTGTCGAATAGTCCGTATCAAACGAATTTTCCGGCAAAGACCCATACAATCCAGCCGTTGCTAAAATTTCACGAGCCTTGCGGATAGGTTCTTGGTATTTCCTGTCAGGATCCCACAAACTGTGAAATTCCTCCTGCATGCCACGCGTGTCGACGTTTGGCGCAGATCCAGTAATGATCGCTTGCAACAAACCCAGTACAGGGTTCATCGCATACTTTTGCTCTTCCATTACTTGAAACTCAACCCTAGGTGTTTTTTGAGGAACGTTTGATCTGCTCCGTTCAGCCTATACTTGTTTGAAATACTTGCAAACCAATTCCTTCGATCTTGATTGTTTTCGAAAGCACCTGTTTTTTCGTTGTAATTATAAATTCTTGTAATCTCATTAATATCTTTCGTGTTGTTTTCCAGACCAGTTGGCTCTGACGGGGTAGGCGCAGTTGCGTCAACTTTGGACTCCGCAAATTTACGCCCAGCGAATTCGAAACCTTTCCCTAAAAGCCAAGTTGTACCAACACCAAGAAGTCCCTTTCCTAAACTTTTTCCAGCACTGCCAATCTTCGATGGCATGGGCTGATTCCTTTTGCTGGGATCGCTGACATTTTTTCGCAAACCGCCCAATGTCAATCGCATTCCTGCGCCGCCACGTTCTGTCAGAATACGCTTTAGCACGGGATCGCTATTCATTTTCATAACAATTTTGTTGTATTCCCCGTTTGAAGTTGCAGCTTTTAGCTGTTCCTCATATTTTGCCAATTGTTTGCTTGCAAGTTCGGTACGACCAATATGACCAGTTGTTTCGTAAGCTCCAAGCGGTGAAGTTGACTTGCCTTCGCCTGATTTGCTGACGTCTCCAAATTTTGAAGAAATATTCTTTTGATACCTTGCTTTTGTTTCTTCAAATGTACGTCCACCTCCTGATCTAGCATCAGCAAGTCGTTCTGCAAGATTGGATTGCTTTTGAGCCAAAACTTTCCTGTTTGCAGATTCCGTTCTTATTGCCTGACGGTCCACAAGATGGTTTACCCTGATTTTCGGAACACGAGGCGACGGTTTTGTTGTTTCGGTTGTACCCAATGCTGCTTTGGCAAGCACATCCCTGCCAACAGCATGCGCCCTGACTTCACCAGCACCCTCGCGAATCATCTTGGTAAGCACGGGAAGTGCGGACGCGGCTGCAACACCATACGAGGCGTTGGTCACGGTTGGATTATTGCTTTGAAGCGTTTTCCAAAGTGTGTTCCCATCGTCTTTGTTTTGCTCAGGCATTGGTCTGTCCTCCGTAAGGCGAAGGACGAGCCTGAAGCCCCATAAGATTTCCCATCTTCCATCCCGATCCAGTAGCCTTGCGTGCGGCGTTCAGTTTGCGCATGCCTTGCATAGGGACCTGCTTGGGAGCCTGTTCCTTGTTGGGAAGGACATCCTTCACTTCTTCGACGGTGGGGGTTTGGTTCTTACGGGGCCTAGGCATGTCAGCGTCCTCGTCCAGCAGACTTGGGCATGCGGGAAGCAAAGCCCTTTTCCATACCGGACTTCATGCCCTTCTTCATGCCCATGAGGGCAGACATGCCCTTCTTGGAACATTCAGGGCACGATCCACCCTTCATGGCGCAACCGCACTTGGCACACTTAGCCATTGGACTTCCTAGCCTTTCCTTCGTGACCACGACCAATCACGAGCTCGTTACCGCGACGATGTTCCTTTTCTTCCATCTTGATCATTTCACCAAGGGAAGGCTTTTGCTTCAACCCGTGTTCCTTCATCTCGCGACGAGCTTGGGCAGCAGGAGTCGGCGTCTTCTTCAAGCCATGTTCCTTCTGCTCAATGCCCATAAGCTTGCGCATGGAGAGATGGTTGATGTGCTTGTTCATTTGGTTGATCATAGTCTATCCTTATAGTAGTCTGCAGGTAGCCCACTTTGCGATACGTCATCTGCCATCTTCGGCCCATACACGTTATTCATTAGCATGCGTAATTTTGAATTGTTATTTGGAACTACTCGCCTCCGTTTGTATAGCTCGTCATTTGCCCTCCTAACCCCGGGATGAAAATGCCCGCCCCTATCCCTAGCCAGAGTGCTAAATGTATGGTCTGGATGTTCCAAAAGATCTCCTGCCGGTCTGGGATTCATCCAATCGGCAAGCAAAATCTGTAGTGCAATGTTGTTGTTCAACGTCTTTGGAATGCCTGCCATTAATCTTTCACCTGCTGTAGGCACCCTCCCTATAATCGGCGTCGGAAGAATACGTTTTCCAGTTCGATGCGCATCCAAACCAAACATGCCCATATCGATCAATGCTTTAGCAAACTGTCCATTTTGCTTTCCGTGAGGATCTGGTATTGCCTCGTTTGCGCTATCCATGCCTCTGCTCAAAACTTCCTGTCCAATCTGAGATCCAGTTGCAATGGCACCGTTTTTCAACATGGACAGGAAGTTGACTATGTTCATAGTTTGCTTGAAAGCGTGTCACATGCCCATCATTTGGCGCATGGAGCCGCCCTTGGGCTTCTTGACACCAGAGACCTTCATCAGGTTTGGATTTGCCTTCTTGGCGGCAGGAGATGCCTTGCGTGCACCAGCGGCAAGAATAGCGCCAGCGCGATCCATGGAAACACCCTGTTTCCTCGCAATCCTTGCCTGTACCGCCGCAAATCCGGGATGCGACTTACTAGCCACGATTCCCGCTCCTTTGCTTGGTCGTGTAAGACGAATTTTGCGGAATCCCCAAAAGCTTGGACATATTCTGAGGCTTCGCAGGCTTGCTGTCCTTCAACTTGCGTGCAGGCTGAAAAGACTCGACCGCTTTCCTGATCGGGACTTTCGGAACAGCAGGGGCCTGAGCGGGTGTTTCTTTTTTGCTCAACGAGTCGTTGATCATTTCCAAACCTTTTGTGGCGGCGACGCCAAGAACCGCTCCTCCAACAGCACCCTTGACTCCGGCCCTCGTAACCCTAGCCTTTGTAAGCTTTCGATCCAGATTCGCCTTGACGCCCGCAGCATGCTTGAACCTTGCGGCAGTGGTGGTTTTCTTCAGGCTATCTCGAACCAACTTTTCCGCAGGTTCGGTCCAGTAGCTTCCGGGTTTATTGATATCAGGAATCTTTCCCAAAAAAGTCTTGTTGCGCAATTCGAGTTGTTGCCGCCGAATATATTCAGCTGCCTCAGGATATTTCTTGGCTAGATCATCAAAATTCCTATCTGCGCCTCCAAGGATGCGATTCCTTTCATTCAGCCTTCCTTGTTGACGCGTATTGACATCTTGGTCATCTTGAACAACCGCGTTGGGTTTCGGCCTTGTTGTTTTAGGTGCAGCCTGCGAAGCAGATGCTTGGCTGCGAGATGTCGATCTATTCCGAAGGTTGGCTTCTTGTTTTTCCCTCAAAATATTGCGGACTTGGTCGCTAGCGCCAATAACACCGTCATACAATCCAGAAGGCTTTGCCTTTTTGTCATCTGCCATATCAGCCTCAACAATTCCACGCACGAAGCGATTTGTTGATCCGGGAATTCGGATCGCTCGCTGTCTTGGACGACGTGTTCTTGCGCTTCATGCCTTCCATGCGTGCGCAGAAGGATTTGCGCCGAGCCGCATCCTTGTCCGTCTTGGGATTCGGGGCAGGCGGCTTGAGGTTGGCGCCTTCGGTGCGCTTGAAATGCGCACGACCGGCGGCGTTCAATCCACCCTTGGGATTCTGGTACTTCTTTACAACGCCCATGCCAACCTCCGTG